CCGATCCAAACCCTACGGACGCGGCTACCGCCGGCAATTAGCCGAACTGGTAGTCGCGACGGGATGGGCTCCGACGTTCTATGCGGACTCGTTTGACGCGCGTGACCTACAAACAATCATTAGAGTCCTTAATGACCAAAACAAAAAAGGACACAAATGAGAGACTCAGCCGGCGGCGTTGAAGCACGGATAGAAGTGTTCGGCTTAGGCCAAGCGCTTAAGGATCTCAACAAGATCGACAAGGCGCTCCGACGTGACATTACGAAAGACTACAAGCGCGTAACGTCTGGGCTTGTCTCGGACATTCAATCGGCCATCCCGTTGAATTATCCGCTCTCAGGATGGCAGCGCCAATGGCGTCTTCGTGGCGAGTACGAAGTCTTCCCATGGCCAACTAGCCATTCCGTTAAGGCCTACATTAATACCAAAGCACCCAAAGAAGTTTTTGGCGGCAAAGTCAACCTCTCGACCTTTGCGATTAAATGGATGGGCGCGGCCGCATCGTTCTTTGACTTCTCAAAAAGTAACGCCATGGGCGCAGCCTTAACAGCCAAGTACGGCGACCCGTCGCGAGTAGTGTGGAAACAGTACGAAGCAAACAAGAGCGAACTTGAGACAGAGATGACGCGAATCGTTGACCGCGTTGGCGATGCTTTAAGTCGCGATCTAAGCGCAAGGTAACTTATGGCCGTCATTCTTCCAATCATCAGCGAATACGATCCGAAGGGCGCCAAGAAGGCGATCGCCCAATTTAAGCAACTAGAAGGCTTCGGAGCCAAAGCAAACTTCGCTATCAAGAAAGCAGCAATCCCGGCGGCCGCAGCAATGGCGGGCTTAGGTGTAGCCCTTGCCGGCGCAACTAAAGCAGCAATGGAAGACGCAGCGGAGCAAGCGAACCTTGCGCTCGTTATGGGCAACGTTACAGGCGCATCAAAAGAACAAGTCGCCGCACAAGAAGACGTCATTGCCGCAATGTCGAGGGCATCCGGCACGGCAGACAGCGAACTTCGTCCAGCCTTCCAAGCGCTACTCGTCGGAACCAAAGACATCACCGAAGCAAACAAAGGCCTAGCGCTCGCTCAAGACATCGCACAAGGCTCAGGCAAAGATCTAGCCACCGTCTCCGATGCACTTGCCAAAGCATACGGCGGCAACTTTAAGGCCCTCGGACAACTCTCCCCAGAGATCAAAGCAATGATCAAAGACGGCGCCACGCTCGACGACGTCATGAATGTCCTTGGCGGAACTTTTGGAGGAGCCACAGCCGCAGCCGCAGAAACCGCCGCAGGCCGCATGAAGATACTCAAAAACTCATTAGACGAAACCAAAGAATCCATCGGCGCCGCACTACTCCCAGCCGTAGAAGCCATCCTCCCAGTCGTCCAAAAGTTTGCAGACTGGGCGCAAGATAACCCAGGCGCATTCTTGGCCATTGCCGGCACTATCGCCGCTATCGCCACGGCAATAATGGCCGTCAACTTTGCCATGGCACTAAACCCGTTTTCGCTCATTGCAGCCGGCATCGCCGCACTGGTAGTCGGCCTAGCGATCGCATACAAGAAGTTTGAGGGCTTCCGCAACATCGTTAACAGCGTCCTCAATTTTATTATTGGCGGCTTCGAGACATTGGCCAACACATGGATCAAAGCAATTAACGCGCTTATCAGGGCATACAACGCCATTCCGTTCGTCGACAACGTCTCGACCATTGAATCGATCTCGCTTGGCCGTATCGGTGCAGCACAAGAAGCCGCGCAAGGCGGCATTAGCGGAGTACGCATGATGGCCACAGGCGGCATCGTGACCGCCCCTACGCTTGCCATCGTTGGCGAGAAAGGCCCAGAAGCCGTCATTCCATTAGACCGCATGAAGAACCAAGGCGGACAAAACATCACCGTCAACATCACAGGCGGCATTTCAACATCGGCAGACATCGGCCGCGCAGTCGTCAACGCCATTAAAGCCATGAACCGTGTAGACGGCCCAGCACAAATACAAGTCGCGTAATGGCCGCCACAATTGTCGACTCGGGATCCTACGATCTTCTCATTGACACAGGCTTTATCGTTGACGGCTTCACACTTGACGACACCGAAAAAGGCGTTCTTAATAACACCGAATACGTGCTCAATGGAACGACCCAATACGCCTCCGTCATTGAAGGCTCCACAAACATCACCGTCACACGTGGACGTCGCGACATCGGCGACCAATTCACAGCCGGCTCAATGAACTTCAATCTCTTAGACGGTTACGCCGGCGGAGTCTTCAACCCATTTAACCAAGACTCGCCGTTCTTTGACACCGCTAACGCACAGCCTGGACTAGCCCCAATGCGAAACGTCATCCTCACACGCGAAGGCGAAGAACTCTTCAACGGCTACATCATCGACTACACCTACGACTTCAACCTCGGCGGCCTAGACGAAGTCAACGTTGCATGCGCCGACCGTTTCTATGTCCTGTCCCAGACATACATGGCCGAATACAACCCAGACGAAGAACTAGCAAACGTCCGCATTGAAGCCGTCCTAGACCTTCCAGAAGTCAACGCCTTTCAACTACCCGGCGAACGCAACATTGAAACATCAAGCATCCTCCTCGGAGGAGCTTCTGCCTACACCGTGCCAAACGGAACATCCGTAGCCGCATACATGGCAAAGATAAACGAATCCGTCCAAGGCCGAATCTTCGTCGCGCGAGACGGAACCTTTACATTCCAAGATCGAATCGGAACGACACTCTCTGCACCAATCGCAGACTTCTACGACGACGGAACAAACATCCCTTACGACCAAGTAGGCATCTCGTTTGAAGCAAACGAAGTCGTCAACCGAGCATCCGTAACCCATGCCGGCGCCACATCCCCAGAAATTGCCGAAGATCTAGCATCCCAAACGACCTACTTTATTCAGACAACCTCAATCTCCGACGCGCTAGTTCACAACAACACGGCCGCCCTAGACCTTGCCAACTACCTACTTGTAGCCGAACCGTCCCCACGGTACACAAGCGTCTCAACGCCGTTCTCCACGCTCACAGACGCGCAACGCGACATTGTGGCCGTCATCGAGATTGGCAACACAATCGCGGTAGAGAAGTCCTTTGCGACTGGCTTGACCACTACGCAACTAGCCCAAGAGTTGGCCGTAGAAGGCATCCAACATCAGATCGACTTGTCGTCTGGGCATCGGATCACGCTTTTTACCAGTCCCACCACGCTCGTCTACGAATTGATCTTGGACGACGCAATTTACGGAATCACCGACGCAGACAACGTGCTCGGGTAATATACCGCTATGGCCACTACTCCTTATCCGTTCGTAGCCGGGGCAGTCCTCACCGCGTCCCAGTTGAACTCCACGTTTAATGTCCCAATCAACGCGCAAACCGCTTCTTATGTTCTTGTAGCATCCGACGCAGGCAAACGCGTCCAGATGAGCAATGCCGGCGCAACAACTATCACCGTAAACACTTCGCTCTTCTCGGCTGGCGATTCGCTCTTCATTCAGAACATTGGTGCTGGCACTTGCACGATTACGGCTGGCACAGCAACGGTCACGACCGCTGGCTCTCTTGCGTTGGCACAATGGGGAGGTGGCACGCTTTATTTTACTAGTGCTAGTGCTGCTGTTTTTTTTCCTAGTGGCGGCACCGGGTACGGCGTAGCAACCGGAGGAACAAGCAGTTCGATTACGGTTGGCGGTATAAATTACACGCTAGAAACTTTTACAAGTGACGGGACATTAACGGTTAGCAAGGCAGGCTTGTTTGACGTGTTGCTGCTGTCGGGGGCTGGAGGAGGTGGTGGCGGTGCGTCCGCTTTTAGTACTTTGGGTGGTGGTGGCGGCGGCGCGGGTGGTCTTTTAATTTCTACTGTTTATCTCTCTGCAACGACTTACACGGTTGATGTCGGTGCTGGTGGTGCTGGTGGTGCCGCGGACATATATTCTGCCAGTTTCGGCGAAAAATCTAGTCTAGGCACTTTGCTATCTGTCGCTGGTGGTGGTGCAGGCCAAGGAAGCAGCGGCACTGGTGCGACTTTGCAAAGAAACTTTACGGTTTTAGGTGGGAGTAATGGTGGTGGCGGCAGACAAGCAACCAACGTGCCGTCAACAACTATTGACCAAAACGTAGGCAAAATTGGTGGCGCAGGTGCAACCGATGGCGGTGGCGGCGGCGGTGGTTACTCGGTAGCAGGCGCAGCCGCAGTTACGAACACAGGCGGCGCAGGCGGTAATGGATATGACCGAAGCGCGTTCATTGCAGGCGCAGCATCGTATGTTGCTACAGGCGGTGGCGGCGGCGGTTCGACGGCTGGCGGCGCTGGCGGCAACACTTCGGCAAACAGCAACGCAGGAAAAACCACGGGCACAGGTAACACAGCGACAGCCAACACAGGGTCAGGCGGTGGCGGTACTTGCGGAAACTTTTCTGGCGGCGCAGGCAGTAGCGGCATAGTTTATGTGAGGTTTAAGGTATGACAAATCATCAGTATTTTGCACAATTAGACGACAACAACGTAGTACTTCATGTGGCCGTTGTGCATCAAGACTTTTTACAAGCAAACCCAGACCGTTACCCTGGCACGTGGGTAGAAACCTTTTACAACGTACCCAACAAAACGTACGCAGGCATGGGCTACACCTATGACCCTGCAACACAAGACTTCATAGCACCTGCACCCGACCCCGAGGCGTAATGGCATGGCGAACTTTACTTGGCTGCACAATCCTTGTAGCAGTAGTCGCGTGGAGTTGTAGTGGCTGCACAGTTAGCAAAACTAATGTCGAGTACAAATGCTTCACTAAAGCGTCGTGCGAACATGCCGCCTGAACAACAACACGCAGGCCTCATCGTATTTGTGGGCCGCATCATGGCAGTCTGCTTTGCGTTTACAATCATGGCGTTTATCTACGGCATCCTCTTCGTTGACCAACCAATGGAACAAGCCCCAACCGACGCCCAACTCATTGACCTTCTGTCTACGTTGCTCGTCTTCTTGACCGGCTCATTGTCGGCACTTCTAGCCTCAAACGGACTAAAGTCAAAACCAAAGCAAGGAGACAGCAATGAAACCAAGTGATAAAGCAATGATCTCGACATACCTGCATTCGGCTCTTGCAGCCGTTGTTGCGCTCTACATGTCTGGTAACAGTCAACCAGCCGACCTACTGGCCGCAGCCATCGCAGCAGTAGCACCACTAGCCGTCGGATACGTCAACCCAAAGAACAAGGCTTATGGCATCGGCAAAAAAACCGAAGCCTAAAGCCCAACCTTTACCGATCGTCGGCGCACGGCCGTACACGGGCAACACGGACGGCGCATCATTAAAACGACGTGCCGGCATGGACGCCTTCATCAAAGAAGTCATCTGGCTCGCTCAAGGCGCCCTTTGGGATAACGGCTCGTACGGCGTACGCAACATGCGCGGCAAAGAAACACTCTCCGTCCACGCGACAGGTCGCGCCGTCGATCTCTCATACCGTCCCAGCGCCAGCAAGAAACTTGCCAATCGCAAAGACGCACTAGAAGCAATTGAGAAACTTATTGCTAACGCAAACGACCTAGGCATCGAGATCGTGATCGACTACTTCCCACAGCCGTTCGGTCGCGCGTGGAAATGCGATCGTCAAGCGTGGAGCAAATACAGCAAACCAACCGTCTCAGGCGCACCCGGCGGAGACTGGTTCCACATCGAGATCACACCACAAGCGGCAGACTCCCCGATCTTCGTCAAAGCCGCATTCCTAAAGGCGTTTGGGGAAATCCACCCCTATTAGGCAAGTGTTGGCTAAGGTCGGATTACCGACGAAAGGCCATTCTATGACCGATCCACAAATCTTCGACTATCTGGTACTCAAGAC